AATAGACTTTGCGAAAGAAGGATTTCATTACTTCTTACCTGTGAATTTCTGCACTTGCTCTGTAACTTGGCTGTAGAATTTGTCGGCAATTTCTGTTACAGACTTAGCAAAAGTGGTTTCGGCATCAATGAAAGACTGGAATGGCTCACGAACTTTGGCATCAGTAACAATAGTTTTGAGAGTGTTGGTCTTGGCAGCCTGAACGGTGTCAATGAAAGAGATAGCGTATGAAAACATTGTAATACTCCTTAAATTAAGCGAGGGTTAAATTGTGACCTCTTTGAGCGTCACATCACTATTATATATGTTTTTTTATGTTGCAAACGCACATAATTTAAGGAATATTTTGCTAACTTTTCCCGTTTATATGAATTTCTTCTTCTGAAATATCATAAGTAGTTGGTGCTGCCTTTGAGATAAGATGATTCTTTCGAATCTTGCAGCTAACCCAAGAATTATAATAGCCTTCACCTAGAAGTGCATGACGAGTAAATATCTCCCAAGTTTCATAATAAGAGCATTCACTACGAGTTTTGCAAAGATGTAGTATCTCACGGGTATATTGTTCTTCCCCGTTCTTCTTTACTTCTTCTTGCAGTTCCTTGTTTGATCCCCAATACTTTTCCCAATCGGAAGTTTTACGAATTTTCTTTCGTTTACCTTTGACTTGTTTGTAGCCTGCTTTAGAAAAGAACTTTTTGCCCACATATTTACGACCAGTGGGTATATGGGTGATAAGATAGACGAAACCGAAGTTGTTGCCTATCTTATCCTCTATGAATTCCTCTGTAGTATTGTGAAAATACCAAGTCATTCGTCATCTTCAATTTGCTCAAAGTCCACTAACATTTCACCGCAGAACGGGCAGAACGATGGGTCATCTTCAGTTTCATCTTGATTGTATTTAATTGTGAACTCAGAATCACAATTGTCGCAAGTATGATGAACATTCATTTAGTTACACCATGAAGATTTCTTTTCGCCAAAATAAGGTCTTGCATGACCATTGGCAATTAACATCGCAGACAATTTCTGACCATTGATAATCACATCACCAAGAACACGACCACCATACTTGTCATGGGATTTCAACTCAATTTGAATTGATTGACCAGCCTTGATTGCAGCGTTGAGTGCATCTTTTGTGAACTGTGTTGCTTTCTCTGCCGCAGCTGCCTCTTGTGGACATGCTGCACGATGACCTTTCTCAGGTGTATCTACGCCAAGAACACGAATTGATAGTTTCTTTGGCAGAGGATCAGGCATAAAGTCTGCCTGAAATTCTACTGTGTCACCGTCAATGACTCTTGTAATTTTATATGAATATGGATTTGCAAATGCGGTGAGTGATACAAATGCAAGACCTGCTATGAATAATTTTTTCATGCTGCTTTCCCCCAAACATCTTCCCAAGTTCCAGACAATGCACCCTTTGCATAATCTGTTACACGATTCTCAAAGAAGTTACCGTGAATTGGGCTGTTAATCATTTCCTCGACCCATGGCAGAGGATTTCTCTTTCTCTTAAATATGCCCTTCATACCCATAGAAATTAATCTGCGGTCGGCAATATATCTGATATACTCTTTCAATTCCTCAGCCTTCAAATTAAGCATTGGTCCCATCTCAAATGCAAGGTCGATGAACTTGTCTTCTAATTCGACCATCTTTTCTGCAATCTTATATATCTCTGATTTTAATTCATCATTCCAAATCTCATTATTTTCTTGTATGTAAGTGCGAAACAACTTGACCATATTCTCGGTGTGCATTGTTTCATCGACAATCGACCATGTAACAATTTGTCCCATGCCCTTCATCAAACCATGGCGTGGGAAGTTTAACAACATGATGAACGATGAAAACAATTGCATACCTTCAGTAAACGCAGAGAACACAGCGATGTGTTTTGCAGTATTTTCTTTGGATGTATTCTGTGCAGACAAATCTTTCACATAGTCGTGTTTGTCTTTCATTTCTTGATATGACAAAAATTGATTGTAAGTTGTATCAGGCAAACCAAGCGTTTCAATTAGGTGTGAATATGCCGCAATGTGCAATGCCTCACGAGCAGCAAAGCCAAGAAGCATCATACGAACTTCTGGTTGTTTGAAATATGGCAGATAGTTTGTGACATAACCACCAGCAACATCAATGTCACCTTGTGTAAAAAAACGAAAGATATGTGTGAGAAATTGTTTTTGTTCTGTTGTAAGTTTATTCTTCCAATCTTTAACATCTTCGAGCATTGGAACTTCTGAGTGTAACCAATGGGCCTGTTCATGCTTCAACCATGCTTCGTATGCCCATGGATATGCGAACGGCCTAAAACTGTCTCTTTCATCTGTAATATCGTGTTTCTTCTTTATCATTTGTTTTTCTTCTCCTGATTTTCTTTCCATTTCATCGCATCATCTTCTTTACCAAAGTATGGTGACACTAATTGTTTTTCTTTCATCCAAAAAAAAGTATAAGAAGGAAGACCAGGGTCTCTGTTTTTAATCAGAGTATAATCATCCTTCTTTTTTTCTTCGAACATTATTTAAACACCAAAAGAAGAACCACATCCACAATGTGATTTTGCATTTGGATTAGTAATTACAAATGAAGAACCTTGTAATTTATCTGTCTTATAATCAATTGTCGCACCATCAAAATACTGCATACTCATGGCATCAACAAGCAAGTTTTCAATTACAAAATCATCTTCATTCTTATCGTCTTCCGTTGTAAAACCATATTGAAAACCGTTACAACCACCACCTTGTATGAAAGCTCTTACATATTTTGAATTTTCATCCAAAAGAATAGAATTAATTTGAACATGGGCATTCGGTGTTACTGTCAACATACTTATCCTTGTAGTTTTTTATAGCTGCTTTAATTGCATCCTCAGCCAAAATTGAACAATGTATTTTGACTGGAGGAAGCGCCAATTCTTCGGCGATTTTAGTATTTTTAATCGTTGATGCCTCATCAAGTGTTTTACCCTTGACCCATTCCGTGACAAGAGAACTGCTTGCAATTGCTGAGCCGCAGCCGTATGTCTTAAACTTCGCATCCGTAATGATACCTTCATCATTCACCTTTATTTGTAACTTCATCACATCACCACAGGCTGGTGCACCAACCATACCAGTTCCAACATCTTTATCGTTTTTGTCGAATGAACCTACATTGCGAGGATTTTCGTAGTGGTCAATTACTTGAGCTGAATATGCCATATTATTCTTTATTTCCAAATAACTGTAATAAACTCACAAAGATATTAATAAAGTTAATATACAAACTCAATGCACCAAACCATTGCATCCTACGAATCTCATCTTGACTAGAACTCCAAAACATATCACGAATACGATTCATGTCATATGCAGTCAGACCTAAGAATATAAGAATTGCCAATACATTCAATGTCATTTGAAGTGCGGTCGATGCAACAAAGATATTTACAATGCTTGCAACAATCAGACCAATGACACCTGCAAAGAGAAACGGACCAAAGCCAGACAAATCTTTCTTTGTAAAATATCCATAAAATGCCAATGCACCAAATGATACTGTGGTTCCTACTAATGCAAGAACAATACTTGCAGTTGTAAATGCATAGAACAATAAACTTAAACTGAGACCCATGACCGATGCAAATGCAAAGAACCAAAACTTAATTGCTTCTTCGCTCATTGATTCGCCTTTCCATGCAATAAACAAACTCATTGCAAGTGGCGCAAAAATGATAACATAACCAAACAAACCACCAAACATAAATGGTGCAAGTGGTGATGCCAATGCTGCAATCAACATTGTCATAAAGATTGCACCAGTCATTCTAGTCAAAACTCCTGCGACTGCCGTATTCAAACTTTCTGCTGCTGTAAGTGTATTCATATATTCTCCTTTATCCTTCACATGCCAAACATACTTCTTCTGTTGCCAATTGTTTCAAATCGATTTCTCTGATAACTTCTCTTTCAATTCGTTTCGACACTTTATCTGCCTTTGCAAGTTTCTCACTACGGCAGTAGTAAAGTGTCTTGAGTTCCTGCTTCCAAGCCTGAAAGTGTACCGCATGTAGATACTTCACATTAACATCTGGTCGAAAAAAGAGGTTGACAGATTGCGCTTGGTCAATGTAACTCTGTCGGTTAGCTGCATGGTCCACCAACCATCTTTGGTCAATTTCCATCGAGGTTTTATACACATCTTTTCGCCACTCATCCAAAAAGTCGAGATGTTGGACGGATCCATCATTGGCGATAATTGAGGACCAAATCTCGTTGTAGTCAAGTTTGTTGTCATTGTCACATAACTCCTTTATGATTTTGTCGAGATACTTGTTTTTGTTTAGATATGCACCAGAAAGTGTGTCTTGTCTGTATGCATTGGCACGAAATGGTTCAATTGATGGACTTGTATTGCCCATGATAATTGATGACGATGCGTTTGGTGCAATTGCAAGCATATGTGAGAAGCGAAGGCCAGTGCCTACTGCATCTGGTGCTTCACCTCTTTCTTTTCCAAGTTGAATGTTCGCCTGGTCGAGTCCAATGCGAATGTGTCCAAAAATCTTGTGATTAGCGGAAGTAGCAAGTGCCGATTCCCAAGGTATATTAGCACGCTGAAGGTAGGCATGCCAACCCAAAGCCCCAATTCCAATTGACCTTTCCCGATAAGCAGAAAACTTTGCACGGCTAACAGACTCAGGAGCATTGTCAATAAAATACTGTAATACATTGTCGAGCATCTCTGCCACATCTCTGAGGAATAAAGGATCCATTCGCCAATCTTCAAAATATTCCAAGTTGAGTGAAGAAAGACAACATACCGCAGTTCGCTCTCTATCCGTTGGTAGAATGATTTCACTACAGAGATTTGATTGTTTGATAGATAGACCCAACTTTTTCTGGAAGTCAGGTAAATGACGGTTGCTAGTATCAATGAAATGTAGGTACGGTTCACCAGTTTGCATCCTTATTTCTAAAATTCTTTGCCACAACTCACGAGCAGGTACTGTATCTCTTACTTCACCTGAGTGTGGGTCTTTGAGTTCCCATGTATCATCGGCATTTGGATCCAACATACACTTCTCAATTAGATGCATGAAGTCATCTGTAATGTTAATGCCGTGATGTAAATTCAGACAACGCATATTCTGGTCGCCTGTGGGTTTTCTCATTTCTAGAAAAATGAGAATATCAGGATGATTAATGCCCAAATAAGCAGCGTAACTACCTCGTCTTGTTCTACCTTGGCGATATGCAAGTGACGATGCATCATAAGTCCGCAAATGAGGCATAACACCAACAGACTTATCGTCTGCGCTACGAATGCCGATACCAATTCCTACCCCTCCTCCTAACATTGAGAGCCAATTTACTTCTGCGAGTGTGTCAACCAAACCTTCTGCACTATCGTCAAGATATGGCAAGAAGCAAGAAATAGGAAGACCACGCTTAGAGCGCCCAAAAGAAAGAATGGGAGTGCTATAAGATAACCAATGCCTGCTAGAGTAATCATAAAGGCGCTGGGCATGTTCCTTATTGGAACCAAACGAGTGCGATACATATGCAAACCTTTCTTGCGGAGAGGTTTCGTCCTCTCTCATATAGCTTTCTTTTAATCTTTTAATACCTAATTCATCGAACAGACCATCACGGGAATAGTCAACCTTAATGCCGTAAACAATATCAGACATGCAATAACTCCAAAAATTATTATTGTTCTACAAATTCATTCGCCATGGGAAATACCGTGGCGATTACTTCAGCGCATTTTTTTGCTATTTCGATGTGTTCTTTCTGTGTGCCATTTGCTGAACGAAGTTGTATGTAGTGTACCCAACTACGCAAGGTTCCATTCATATACAAACGAGAGACAGTATTGCCTTCGGGCAGAACAATCCTGGCCTGTTCTTTTGCAATACCATTTTTGATAGCCCATGTATAGGCTTCTCTCGCAGCAGTAATCACTCTGCTCTGATGATAACTCCATTCGGCCTGTAACTTTGCGTCAGCAGTTTCGATGGAGTTTTGACGATTCTTTTCGTCTTGTAATCTTGCCTCACGGGTAACAAAATCTAATTCTTTTGTTGGATCAGCATAACGCTGAGAAAATTCTTGGAAAGAAAATGAACGGTGTCGTAGCATTTGTCTGGCGATATCTCTTGTTGTCTCTATCTCTAAGCACATGTTGACCATTTCCAACGGGCTCCAATGGGCATTTTTAATTAGATAACGAATCAATTTCTCAGATGTTTCTTTGTTTGATTGATTGCTAGGATTCGACACCCTTGCACAGAAAGCAACCAATTCTGTAGTGTTCTCAACAAAATACATCGCTGGTTGTGTGTATGATATTAATTCTACCTTCATAGTTTCTTCCACATATTCATTTTTAACTGCGCCTCAATGTCTCTAAATGTGTTACTACTTATAATTCTTTCAATCTCATCCTGTGAAATTTCATTCATTATCATCTCATTTATGTCTTTACCTTGCACATGATTTGGCCAAATGACAACATTATATCGTAACTTGATTGCATCTTGCATCATCTTCACGATTTCTTTGTTGCGTGGTTCATTGTCAAATATTAATATTTTTTCCTCGGCATCAATTTCTTTTGCCGTCAACGCCAAGTTCGCATCGCCACTGGCCACACAATTTGTCAAAAACAATGAATCAATTGGACCTTCAACAACTTTCACCTTCTTCTTCAAATCTACTCTATCCATACCATAGATAAGTTTCGCATCAGATTCATTTGTGCGTATAGTCACATACCTCAATGTCTTATCACTTATCTCTAGCGCACGACCTGATATCGCAATCAATTCATTATACTCATTGTAAAAAGGAATTACAAGCCTTGCATCATCAAATATTTGTTTGCCGTGATTAGGAATTAAAGCATCACAAAATTGTTTGTAGTGCTGAGTGAATATTAATTTGTCATAGAATGTTTCTGGTATCTGACGCTTTCGTAAATATTCTAAACAAAAATGTTCACTTGGTAACCTATCGCACCATTCGCCGTGTTCGAAGATTTTTTGTTTTGCGACTTTATCAAATCTCGGTGGCGTGATGTTGAGGATGGTGTTGGCGCTACGGGTGTTATTGGTTTCACCGGACCTGTATCGCTCGAGAACATACTCCTTGTATAGTGAATCATCGACTTGTTTGATGAGATTACCAACATTTGTAGATACCCCGCAATTGTGACAACGGTAAAAGAGATTGTTGCCCTTCTGAAATACATACCCACGGGCTTTTGTTTTGTTCTTTTGAGAATCGCCGCAATAGGGACAACTCATGTTCCATAGGTAATCTTTCTTCTGTTTGAAATTACGCAAACGAGAAGAAATCAGACGAACATATTTTGAATCAGTAGGGAGTGACATAGAATCATAATATAACAGACCTGCAACAAAAATGCAATACTATTTTATAAGTGTACCGAGAACACCTAAGTTGACATTGCCAAGAATCCAACCTATCGAAATTGCAGCACCAAGAATCATCCACTTGTAACGATCCATCTCTTTCAATATCTGTGTTACCTTAGGCTCATCGTTCTTTTTGTGACTGGCAAGGTCAGAACGAATGGCATCGAGTCGTTCGGTAATGTGCCGTTCGACTTGGTCAATTCTTTCGTGCAACTCTCGATTTACGGTAGTAATGCGAGAATGCAATTCTTTGATATCGTCTTTCAAATCGGCCTCTGTCTTTTCGTGTTGCTCGTGCCTTTGTTCATGCAATGTAATTATTTGCATGAGATTTACATTTAGTTCTTGAATCTTTGTAATTGATTCAGAAAGTTTATTGCAAAGACGGTCGTTCAACTCTACATCTTTTTGTAGAAGACCCACTTTCAATTCAATATCGTGAATTTTTTGTTCGTCTGGATACATTATGCTACTGCGGAAACGATTGTAATTGCGGCAGTAATTAGCTTATTCAGTTCTTCTTTTCTTTGAAGTTCTTCGGCATTCATTGTGACTATCTTTTCAACCTCTAAACCTTCTAAAAGATTCTTGTATTCTTCTTTTGAAATCTCATTGTTTTCATATGCACGATTGATTTCATTGAAAGTATATTCTATTTCTTTAATATTGTTCATCTTGGTTTTTTTCCTATGACTTTTTGAATTGTTTCGGCATTACGATTAATTTGTTGCAATTTCATCTTGCAAAAAGATTCAGATACAATTGAATTCTTTGCATAATGGTCTTTTGTTTGTGTTGTCAATTGAAACAAATTGTTACCTAATTTATTTGCATCTTCATTATTAGGAATGTATTGCGTAAAGTTTTTCAATTCAAGTGCATAACCATGAATTCTTGCAACATTGACTTTTGTTTTTTCTACATCACTACAATCTTCAACTGCTAACTCGGAGAATGTTCTAACTTTATTCACCAATGCATATTCAACATTGTCGTAACCTGCCATGAAGTAGGCATCCCATACTGCACAACCAGGCAATACAACAAGAATACTACTTGCTATCAGGAGTTTTAGGCGGTTCATAGTATTCCTTATATTTTACAATAATTGCTCTTTGACTTGCAATGTGATTTCTTAGTTCTGCGATAGTCATTGCCAACTCTTGATAACCATCGTCAGTCAAACCAAACAAAACTAAATCTACTTTATCTTCTTCTAACTTTTTCCATACTTGGTTAATATTGTCTTTCGTCACCACGAACCATTGCATTTCTCTGGCCTTAACAGGAGGTGGCATTGGCAAGTCAAGATTGGTTCTCTCTACTGCCTTACGCTGTATCTCAATAGGTTGTGTTTTATTACCAAATAATGGTAAAATAGAACAACCACTAATTAAGGATAGGCTTAAAAGTAGGATCGATGAGCGAAGGACATTCACGGTTTGCCTCAACTGGTGATTTTGCATTTTTCTCTGTTTCATTTAATGGTGCACCTGATGCCAATTCTAAACATCTCAATGCATTTTTAGTACCACGATTAATTAGATGTTCTGTTTTCTCGGCGTTATCTCTTGCAAAGACACCAAAATCTCTTTTGTCAAATTTGCGTGAGAGATTGTCAACATCTTGTTTTTGCTTTTCGTTTTGTAATTGTAAATTTTTATTGATGGTCTGAATCTGCTCAATGTCATTTTTCATTTGTACCATCAATTCTTGTTGTTCTTTGATGCCATCTTTTAATTTCTGATTATTCATTTCTGCAATGGCAAGGTTCTCTCTGAGACCTGTGACATACCATAACCCACCTGCAATCACTACTACGATTGCAAGATATACTACTGCTTTTATCGCTGCACCTGCACCAATCATTGTTTAGTTTTCCTTACGAACATTGCAAAAGGTATTACTTTCTTTTTCTTTTTCATGTTGACACCAGGTTCGCCTTGTGGTCCCACACCAAGACCTGCAACGGCTCCACCACCAACTGCATTGGCAGGAGCATCTTCATTCATATACTTTTCAAAGTCAGCGTGTTTTTTATGAATCATATCAATTTCTTCTTGTGATTTCTTTGGTTGTGTTTTGACCCACTTCTTTGCATCATTTATTGTTGAAAAATTCAATGACGATGGTTTTCTATAATTTTTGTGCATACCAACTTCTTTAGGGTCTTTCACATAGTTTGGATCTTTTGTAGAATATCTTCCGTAAGTAGAACGACCAGATTTACCTGCATCAGAAAACACATGGCCATCAATGACAACTTTGCCACTTACTTCATGCTTGTCTACTCTTGCTTCATTGACTGGTTTTGATTCTGTTTTCTTGCCCATACTTCTTAACTTTCTGGCCTGACAATGAGCTTTTTGTGAGAATCCTTTTGGATTATTACAGTCAATACTTTTTTTGTATTTGTTTGACCAGTCTTCACGCATCTCTTTCGTTTTTTCTTTCATTGAATTTATGAAAGAACGATACACAGCTGCTGCACCTGCTTTACCCATTACTTTTGCTCTTTGTTCCATTGCAATTGCTGCTTGTATTTTATGTGCATGTGAACGACCACTTGATTTTATTTTACTTACACTTTCTTTCGCATCTTCTGTCGTAGCAAATTTAAGACCATGAATTGTGCCTTTTGGATCTTCATCCGTATATAAGTCAGAATGTTTATCTGACTTTGCAGGTTGACCTGATTTTCTTGGTATTCTTTCGTTCATTTTATTTGCCTTAGAACATCTGCAATTTTCATATCTACAGGAATGTCAGAAGAAATTATGTCTTGCCCTTTAACACCACGAATCTTTTCTGGCATGCAATTGATGAACATCAAATAAGTTTTAAGTGCCGAATAATCATCTTTCGACAGCTTAAAAAATAATGCCCGTGCTGCTACTTCGGGCCCAAATACATTGTATATAACTACGAGATGATTAAGAACCAATTGTTCTCTGAGTTCATTGTATTTGCGATATCTCTGAAACAATCTTTTGAGATAGTTAAATCGTTTCATGTCATCACTAAATTCACTCATTATGCAATTTGGTTTGTCATACGCCTTCACCAAATATAACATTATGTTATCATTTGTCAAATTATCAAAGGACATTTATTCTATTTCTTCGTTATCTTCCTCGCCTTCAGCCATTAGTTCATTCATTCTTGCATCGTCACCTACTTCAGCAAAAAATTCATAATGACCTTCATCGGTAAGATAATATAAAATGTAGAGATTCGTTGACAGATTTTCTTGTCCGAATTGGTCTATTTCAAATACAATTTCGTCTCCTTCGGGGTCGGCATCGTAAAGTGCTGGCATGTCAAAACCATACCTGTGTAGCACTTTACGAATCGCCTGTATACCGCCTTCAGGAGAGAGAAAAGGTTGATACAATTCATTTGTCAGTCGATAGTTTATCTCCATACGAATTCTTGGGTTTGTAATCTGTGAAGATGCCTCGCCCGTAGGTTCGTGTGCGTCCTCGGCCTGACTGTCTTCGATGGCAGTCAAGTCGAGTTCTTGGAGATATTCTCTAAATCGCATTAAGTACCAGCTGTATCTTTAAGTGTAGCATCGTCAGCTGCATCACCTCTCATGGATCCCATTGCTACGATAGTTTCAACTTGAATACGACCTGCACGACCTCCTGTGCCTTCTTTACGAATAACCCAACCAGCATGAGCTCCAGTATTTGCTCTAGTTGCAGTATTTGCTTGCTCTGAAGCATCAACACCAAAAACACCAATTGCTTGACCAGCAACACCTAACGATGTGCTAATTGTAGCAAAAGTTGTATTTCCAAAAAGTTGTTGCGTGTTTGCTGTTAGACCTACTCCGCCAGTAGGACCAAATTTTGGTGCATTATTGGCAGCGTCTAAATTTCCCCAAAGTGTCATTGTTTCTCTCCTAAGAATTGAATTTATATGATATTTATGCCTTCAGTTAAAAACCTTTAGTTAGCGTAGACGATAACTCAGGGTCCTTCTGAAAGGCATCTTCAGAAGATTTTTTGTTTTTCTTCATCACATCTTTTACTATTTTAGCCTTGTTTGTTTCTTCTTTCATAGGCTTTTTCTTCATCTTTTCTACTTGTTTTTGCATGGCCTGTCTTGCAAGGTGCCTAGCAACAGAATAACCTTCGGGTTTTTTGCCAACGACAACAGATTTCTTTTTTGGTTTATCTGGTGTGAATGGTAAATCATCTTCTTTTGCTTCTACCATCTTAGCAGTTGTTGTTGCCATACCACGAACTTCTGTACCTTTAGAATTCAACATTTTTTCGTGCCTTTGTAGTGCAATGTTTTTTGCATGACGGGAACTATCTGCATTTTTAATTGTGTGTGTTTGTTCACCTTTGTCACCATCTTTTGTTGTGTGCATGACAGTCACTTCATAGTTTTCTTCATTCACACTTCTCCAACCACCACCTTTAGATTTGTACCATTTTGCAGCCCAACCATTGGCATATGCTGATGGATATACATCAAATTTGGAACGAGCAAGAGATTTCGCCCGAGACCAAAGACCAGGATTTGTTGGCACATTTTTTTCATCTAGCTGCTCAACTTCTTCATTCATTTCAGCTGTCATATAGTTTGCAACAGTTGAAATATAATCTTCTGCTAAAGTAATTTTATTTTGACACCACTCTGGTAAATTATCATCATCTTCAAGCATATCAATTAAACGATTTGCATTAGCAATGACTGAGCGCAAATCAGATTTGACCATTTCACCTTCATAGTCATATTCTTTTTCATCTTTTTCTTCATTCATATTTTTTTCTTCTCCAAGTTTTGCTTTTGCAGAATCGTTTTCTGGCCTTGGCGACACAACTGCTTTATTTTTAGGATAAATTAGTTTGTGCCGACCTTCTTCACGATATTGTTCTGAAAGTTCTCTAAACTTTTTCATATTACTCGCCTTTTGCTCTTGCGGTTGCGGTTGCATACATGACTTCTTTTGCACGGTCACCATATCTTTGTTTGAAACCTGCCATACCTTTTTTCATTGACTTAACGATTTCTTCTTTCTTCTTCATTTCTGGTTCTGTGAGTGAACGCTCTTCTAAATCAATCTCACTTTTCTGAATATTATCAGGATCAGTCATGTCGATGAATTGAACCTTTGTGTGAGTTTGTTCAGTTTTAACTGCTTCAACAGATGCCTTTGCAACTTCTGCCTTCTCTTTGCCTTCAGATTTGTTTTGAGCTTTCTTTACTTCTTTTTGATATTCTTCTTGCGAAGCTTCTTCTTCAACAGAAAGTTCAGCAATGTATTTCAGACCTTGTTCTTGATATGCAGAAATCATTTCAGAGAAACGGCGAGTATGAACAACACCTTTCTCAGTCTTTTTCATTTCACCCTGAGAAGTAGGAACTGTGTCACCTTTCTTCTTTAGTTTTTGTTGTGGTGATTGACCAAATTTCTTTTCATACTCTTTGGTACCTGGGAACATGGCTTCGTCAATCTCTGTTTCCTCATTGATTTTAGTCAGTTCATTTGGTGCCATCTTTTTCATTTTACCATCTTCTCTTTTGATGGTGTAGTATTTCTCATCTTCACCACCTTCTTCTTTGTCGAGTTTTACAACTTCACCTTTCATACCAGAAGTTTTGCATTTGACTTTATCACCAACTTTGAAGTGGGATTCGGTCAGTTCTACTTCTTCTTTTTTTATTCTATCCATTGCTCTTGTGAGACCAGTTAAATGCTTTTGTTTCTTTGCACCTTGGGGCATTGTTCTTGTGTTATCAATTACTTTTCCAGCATATGATTTCAATGTTTCTTGACCAGCAGAAGTGTTACCAACCTCATCAATCTGTTCTGCTTCTTCTTTTACATCTTTACCAAACTTTTGTGAGTTTGCTTTTTCTTTTTCTTTTTGAGCACGAAGAAGTTTGAAGTCGTGTGCATCAACTTTATTGTTCTTATTGGCATCAATCTTATGCTGATTACCTTTCAGTTCTTCTTGTAATATCTGTGGTTCTTGTTGAGCAGATTCGCCAGCCAAAATTTTGGCCACTACATCTGCGACATTACGGGTCTTTTGGTTGTCGAATTGCATGGGGTTCTCCTAAGTTTTAATTTTTATATGCAATTGATACTGCTAATACATCTGAACCAGTATTAACTTGCAAAGTATCTGTTCTTTCTTTTTCTAAAATCAATTCAGAATTGTTTAACATTGTAAATTTTCCAATATTTGATCCAGCCCCATCGCCAATGGTTATGGTGTGTTCTTGTGAACCAGTATGTACCAAACGCACAACCACCGCATTGTTTACGGTTGTATTTGACGATGCACTAAGAGGAAATTCGTTTGCTAAAATTTTAATTAGCATATTAGCAGTTCCAGCGTCTAAGCGCTTTGTTGATTGGAGAATCCGGGTCTCTTGCGTTCTCAGGATTCGTCAATCTTTTTTTCATACCACTCATCCTGCGACAGAATGATAATCTTCTTTTTGCAGAC